GTAAAAGAGGTTGCGAAGCCAGTTGCCACGTTGGAGGGTCTGCATATTGAATGCAGAGTACTTCTCAACGTGTTGGACCTGTTGTGTTACCGCGCGAGCTCGGCGCTTGTCGAAACCGTTTTGAAAAACGAATCGACAATTGAGCTGACATGGACGTGTTCCGAGCTAGACTCGAAAAAACCGGCACTGCTGGAGATAGCTGCGAAGAAAAAATCTTTTCTCGCTACTATTGTTCAGAAATGTGACGGCGTCCTAACGGTGCTTCCTAAGGGTGTGAGAGTAGTCATACCTAGGAAGGCTTATGTAGCATTGTGTGTGCTCCACGGGATTGTGGAGAGTATGCTGCAGTGTGGGGTGAAGATCGGCAAGGGAGCGCTTGGCTCTGCATTGTCGTTTCTCGCACCTTTATCCCGTTTGGTGGGTGAGTTGAATTCTATAAAATACTACAAGTGGTTGATTGCTGTGTGGTTACCGATGGGGTTAGAGGATGAACTACCGCCGGCTCCGTTTGAGTGGTGTACTGAATATGGACTTTTTTGTTTTAGAGGTTCGTTTAAGGTGATACTCAGGCAGATGCTGAAGAGGGGAGGGAAGGTGAAGGAAGTTGTTAAAGGGCTTAGAGTGGAGCGTTCAAAAACGGTCACTAGGAGGAGAGCCAGAGAAATCTCGTTAGCCTTTGGGTTGTCACAGACGAAACGTTGTGCACCCACAGTTGGAGATGATTTCACTAGAGCGGCATTAGAAAAACATAGGAGGGCGATGGAAAAGCCTGGCCTGCCCCTTAAAGAGGGAGATGTAGAGATGCTGAAGAGATACACGAAGGAAATTCTGAAATATGGAAAAGGGTTTGTTAACGTTTTTAAACGTGAGCTGAAGACCTTTTGTTGTGCTGATGTGAGTAGGAATTCGTGTGTTGATGCTAGTAGAAAGCAAAAAGGCGCCATGGGAAGTTTGGTAAGTACCGTGAGCGAGAAGATCGCAAATGAAAGTTGGATTGGAGAGTTCAAAGAAGAGAAGAACTGGAGTCAAATACTGATGCAGGAGTCTGTAGAAGAAGGGGAGGATGATTTGTCTGATGATGAAGATGAATTTTTTGAGGATACCCCTGTCTTACGACCGAGTATGTGTGATATACGTACACAAGCAATGGAAGAGAAGGCTAGATGTAAGGTTGCCCCTGTGAAAGAACCAATGAAAGTTCGTACAATTACTGCCGGCCCGGCAGCTACGTACAACTTTTCTATGGTCATGCAGAAGGCAATGTGGAAACATCTGAAGGAAGTTGAGGCTTTTAAATTGATAGCAGGCGGAAAGAATAGTTACGCTGTGACGGATGAAGAGATCAATAAATGGTATGAAAAGGCTTGTGGACATATTTCTGAGAAAAGAGACCTTAAATGTAAGGAGAAGGTTATCAAACAAAAGATTCGGAAGACTCATCGTGTACTAAACCACCATTACGTGGGACAAGATGAAAAGGAAGATCAGTTATTTGGCTTGTTTGCCAGAGATTATGATGCGGATGCTGAAGATATGTTGGAAAAGAGAGACTTATTGTGGTTATGCCCTTACGGGATAGCCGCTGGACCCGGAACTAAAATGATACGACGTGAATATCTGGAGATGAAGAATCCAGGAAGTAACAGTAGAGCTGAGAGCGGAAAGTTTGTTGAACTACCCGCCGGGAGAGTGTTGAAGACTGTGAAGTTGGAAACGAGCGTCGATGTAGTAAGTCATTTAGTGAATGATGGTCAGTATGTCTTTATTTCAGGTGATTATGAGGCTGCGACGGATAATTTATCGATTGAGGCCACGAAGGCCGTTTTTGAGACCTTTTTAGAGTCTATAACGGATTTGTGTTCGTCCTCGGAATTAGATATTTTCCGCCGTGCTTTGTATGAGCATGAAGTTACATATGGCAAGGATTATGAAGGAGTTATACCCGATGTGGTACAGGCTAATGGACAGTTGATGGGATCAGTTTTGTCGTTCCCTATTCTGTGTGTCATTAATTTCGTTGTTGCCTGGGATACCTTGTTCAAGGAATGTTCCGTGAATAAGGTTCCCGTTTTGGTTAACGGTGACGATATTTTGTTTATGACAGACAGAGTGGGTTACGCGAGCTGGTCTCAACGTGTCGGCGAGTTTGGGCTTGTGAAATCGTTGGGTAAGAACTATGCATCAGGAGAGTTTTGTGTCATTAATTCTGTACCGTTCCAGTTGAGGAGTGGAGTATGGAAGCAGTTGCCGTGGGCACAGGTAAATCTACTTTTTGGGAAAAGCAAGGTTCGTAGTAGCGAGGTAAAACCTCTTTATTGCTATCACGACCAATATTTGCGTTCCTCGGTAGATAAGTGTCGCGCGGAGATGCGATGGAAAACTCTTCATAAGGATCACTACACGAAGATTGAGAAGGTGATTATTGAGGCTGAAGGCGAACATGACGTAGATAAAGTGCAGAAGGAAATATTAGTTTTAGATCCATGGCTACCAGTTGGTTTCGGTGGTCTTGGGTGGAAAGAAAGAGGGTGTGAAAGAATCAACCTTGCTAAGAAGCTGCAACGTCGACTCCATAAAAAGAATGCGATTAAATGGATGGAAAGATACTTCCCAGAGAAGAAAGAGAAGGAAGATGGAACCAAAATGAGGTTGGGGCAATGGCAGATGACGACCGATTTCCGTGGTGGTGAATTCCGAGAGTACTATGTATGTCCAAGTAGACAGCATGTTTTACCTAGGGTTTTCCACGATGAGAATAGTCTTCGTCAGCTAGTGCCTCAGGGCCTAAAATGGTTCTGTCCCACACAAAGAAAAACCGTGAATGTCGCGAAGACATCTATGTTTGGCTTGGGTAGGAGGAAG